GATCAACTCAAGAACATCTCCCCCGACCGACTCGCCATCACCGTGGGTGTCCTCACGGACAAGAGCATGCAGCTATCTGGCATGGCTACAGCAGTCGTGGAACACAGACAGGGTGCGAGTATCGACGATGCCGCGAAGATGATCGCTGAGGCACGTTCTAGGCTTGCCAACAAGGTCAAGGAGCGTGCTATCGAGGCGGAGGTTGTCGCATGATCAAGGAACCAGAATCAAGGTTTGATGGACTCAATTTCTACCATTATTCGGTAGAGCATGATGGCAAATTTCACCAGTGCAACACTCTGGCTTATGCCTCGTACTTGGCTGAAAAGTTTGACGCAAAAATATGGAGCGTAGTGCTTCAGAAGCACATTGAACCTCACATTGGCCTTTGCGGATACTGCGAAAAGTACAGCAAGTTGCATTTTGTGGATGGCAATCGAGGCTCATTTCCTCCAAAAGATGACGAATTTGGATGTGAAGAATGCGGTAGCGTTTACAGGATTCTTGACATTCTAATGGAAACTGGAGCATACAAGGTTGACAACACTCACGAATTATAATAAAAACGGGCATCGACTGGATATGCGGTCCAGAAGATGCCCTAACACAAAACATAAACTACTATGAAAAGTGCTGAAAAGAAGAAGCCAGAGCAAATGCTCGATGTCAAGGAAATATCCAACCTGCTGTCATACGACAGGGAAACAGGGGATTTCACTTGGATTACCCATACCCAAAAACGCAAGATCGGTGAGGTTGCTGGTAATACCAATTGTAGAGGATACACCTCAATCTGGATAAACGGAAAACCATATGCCGCGCACAGGTTGGCGTGGGCAGTTTGTAATGATGCTTGGCCGAATGGTGACATTGACCACATCAACGAAAACAAGTCAGACAACAGGATTGCCAATCTGCGACAAGCTAATCGTTCGCAAAATATGTTCAACCGTGGCAAGAACAAGAATAACACATCTGGATTCAAGGGTGTTATTTTCTGCAAAGATACTGGCAGGTGGAGAGCGCAGATGAGCATTTACGGCAAGTCCGTAAACATCGGAAGGTTTGACACCAAAGAAGATGCTGCAAATGCGTATCTTGAAAAGGCCAAGGAATTGAGAGGAGAATTTGCTAAATGCTAAAGTGGACTGAACACCCAGTGCTTCCAATTCCAACCGACGAGGAGATCGTCGAGATGGAACCAGAAGAGTTAATTAAAGTATACCAAGTCCGCGAGGAGGCTATACGCAACGCTATCAAAGATCCATATCGTTATGGTTGGAAGTTTGAGAACTGGCGCAGGGTGGAACATCACCTCAAAGATCGCAATGAAGTACTGATTAGCGGAGGCAACCGGTCGTCCAAGACACAAGTTGGTGCTTACTTTGTAGTCAAAGCTGCAATTGAAAACCCCAACTCTGACATCTTTTGTTTTGCACAGAATGCCGAGGTTTCAATTCGCCAGCAACAGGCTGCGGTCTATGACTGGATGCCAGCAGAATTCAAGCAGAAGCAAACAAGCTCCAACGCTTACTTGTCGTATTCTAGGAAGAATGGTTGGACTGACAATTCATTGATTCTTCCCAATGGATCGCGCATATCATTCAAGACTTATGCTGCGTTTGCCAACGACCAAACTATCCTTGAGGGTGCTGAGCTTGGTTCCAAGGAGGCTACATGGCTGAACATTGGCGCATGGTGTGATGAGATGCTTGGTGGTCCAGAATTGGTTGATACCTTGAGGTTCCGTTTGGCTACCAGAAACAGCAAGTTGATGCTGACATTCACGCCAATCTTTGGCTATACGGAGTTAATACGGCAATACCTTGATGGGGCCAAAATACTTGAAAGCAGGGAGGCAGAGTTGCTAAACAATGAGTTGGTTCCAACTGTTCTTGAATGTAAGAACATCAATGGAACCGTTCACTACTTTCACTCGCAGGATAATCCGTTTGGTGGGTATGAGCGCATCAAGCAAACGCTAGTTGGCAAGCCTAGGGAGGAAATCCTCATTCGCGCCTATGGAATCCCAACTCAAGCCGTCACCACCAAATTCCCCAAATTCAACAAGGCAGTCAATGTGGTTGAGCCAGAAGCTATCCCAACCCGCAATGTCACGCGCTACCACATCATTGACCCTGCTGGAGCTAAAAATTGGTTTATGTGCTGGATTGCCGTGGACGAGACTGGAACGTACTGGGTGTACCGCGAGTGGCCGGGTGTGGACGTGGGAGATTGGGCTGAGTGGCGCGGAGGCAAGTGGCAACCGGGTCAAGGGTGCAAGGGCATGGGCTATGGCATCACCGACTACGTTGAGCTAATCCATGACCTTGAGGGTGACGAGGAAATCGCGGAACGACTGATCGACCCCCGCCTAGGCGCAGCCAAATACCAAGCATCTGACGGGGCATCTAGCATCATCGAGGATCTCAACGACCAAGACATTGTCTGCATCCCCGCCCCCGGCTTGGAGATCGACGATGGATTGCAGGCATTGATCGGGAAAATGGCATGGGATACAACTAAACCGCAGGATTCGGTCAACCGACCGCATTTCTATGTCAGTTCAGACTGCGAGAATATCATCCAAGCCCTGTCCGAGTACACGGGCGAGGGTGGACTCAAGGAAGCATGGAAAGACCCTATCGACGTTCTACGCTATGCTGCCGTGGCAGGTATTGACCATGTGGATGGAAGTGCTATAGCTATTACCAGACAAGGAACTGGAGGGTACTAATGAAAAACGAAGCACAACTCACCGCAGAGTCTCTGATCATCGCCTGCCTCAAGGAGGCATACTTCCGCAGGGTCAAGCAGGAGAAGCTTGGCAAGACCCCTAGGTTAACGCAGGAAATCGACCTGCTGGAGATGGCAATCAAAGACTTTGAAGAAGTAATGAATTATGAAGAAAGCAACGAAAACAGCAAAGGCCAAGAAGTCCCCCAAGGCTACTAAGACAACCAAGCAGGCAATTAAGCAAATTGAGCCAGAAATTGTCCAAGATGACCAGCAACCTGTCCAAATTGTGGATGAGGTGTTGGTAATTAGACTCGCTAACAATCCCCGATATGTATATGCCTCAAAAGATGGGGAGCGCATTTCGGTCGAAGTCCCGATGTGGATGTCACCTAGGCTGCCCGGCAAGACCATCAAGGTCGTCAAGAACCCAGATTCCGAACACTACTCACTAGCACCCGCAGATGGAAATTGAACGCGAAACAGAATCCCTTGAGGGGGAGGAAATGATCTATGTTGACAAGGAGCCAGATATTGGTGCGTTGTCCAACGCCTACGATACCTGTTTGATTGACCTCGACTACTACTTTGAGTCATGCCTGCGTTCTTACGAGGATCGTCGGAACATCTGGGACGGGAAGTCCGATGACCTGCGGAAAAATGGTGCAAATGCATTCCCTTGGCAGGGTGCTAGCGACCAAGAGGTGAACGTCATTGGTGAGCGGATTGACACCTATGTGGCATTGTTCGACCAAGCCCTCCAGCGTTCCCACATCAAGGCATTCCCGACTAGCATGGCATCAATGCCACGGGCGGCAATGGTCTCTGGTTTCCTCAAGTGGATGCGCTCGACGTACATCCCAAATTTCCGCGAACACATGGAGTTGGGTGCCAACTACCTGCTCGAAAAGGGTCTCATGATCACCTACGTGGGTTGGCAGCGTGAGTCCAGAACCTACCTCCAGACTTTGACGCTGGACGAGGTGGCGCAAGCAGCCCCAGAGATCGTTGATCTGCTCCTAGACGAGAATGCCTCAGAAATGGCCCTAGGATTGATTTCTCAAGCTTACCCAGCACTTTCGGCTAAGAGAGCCAAGAAAGCCCTCAAAGACCTCAGAACGAAGGGAGAGGCACAAATGCCGATTCCTCGTATTTCCGTGGATCGTCCTGTGGTTCACTCCTGCGCCCCCGATGGCGAGGTTCTGTTCCCGCCCTACGTCTCCGACCCGCAACGCAGCCCCTACATTTTCTGGCGCACCTTCCTCACGGCACAGGAACTTGAGAAGAAGGTTGCCACCGAGGGTTGGGATGCCGACTGGGTGGACAATGCAATCGCAACCCTGCGTGGCAAGGACTCGATGTACTATGACGGGGAGAAGCTCAAGACCGACACCCGCCTTCCCATCACCGACGACAATGACCTTGTGATGGTCATATACGCCTATCAGCGTCTGATTGACGAGGAGGATGGTTCCGAGGGCATTTACTGCACCGTGTTCCACCCCGCAACCGAGGGCTATGCAAAACACGAACTTCTTAATGGTTATGACGACTATCCGTTTGTCGTAACCCGTTTGAGCAATAACCAGAAACGAATGTATGAAGTACAAACCTTTAGCGACATACTCAGAGGGCCGCAGATGCAGATTAAGACTGAGCGTGATAGCCGTATTGATCGTGCTTCTCTTGCGACTCTCCCACCTCTCATGCACCCTGCTGGCAAGCCTCCAAGCGATTGGGGTCCGGGTCGCAGAGTACCTTATCGACGTTTGGGCGAGATTCAATTCGGTCCTACTCCTCCTGTTGACAACGGGTCAATCGAGGTCGAGGTATCGATGATCGGTCAAGCCGACCGTGCCGTTGGACTGGACATGGCAAACCCGCTTGCGTCTATGCGCCAGCAATACTTTGTGAGCAAGTTCCTTGACCACGTCCGTGATGTCTTGGGACTGGCATGGAAGCTCTTCCAACGCATGGGACCAGACGAAGTCTTTTTCCAAGTTACTGGTAACCCCAACCCGCAGGTGATGACGAAGGGTTCTCCCGACGAGAACTTCTCCATCGTGGTTAACTTTGACTCGCAGTCGAACGACCCAGAGACCGCAGAGACTCAGTTGAAGAACATGGTGTCACTCGTACAACTCGACCGCAACGGAATCATGGATGTGAACAAGTTGCTTGAGTTCACGGCATCCTCGATCAACCCGATCTTTGCCGACTACGTGTTGCAACCCGCCGAGGAAGCGCAGCAGAAGGTGATGAAAAATGTCACTGACGACCTCGCCAAAATCTTTGCAGGTATCGAAGTCCCAGCGCAGCCGAACGGAGCGCAAATCGCAATGCAGTTGGTGCAGGCATATGTCCAGCAACCAGATGTTGCCCAACGCGCACAGACAGACGAGGCATTTGCGGCACGACTCCAGAAATACGCCGAGCAGTACCAGTTCCAACTTCAGCAAGCCCAGAACGCAGAGATCGGTCGCATCGGCACGGCTCCCGCGCAGATGGGTGGAACACAAACCCAAGGCATGCAGCAATAATCACCAACTAAATATCATGGAATACAAACCTAAAACATCGTGGCTTAAACAGCAGATTGCACGGAAGACTAGAGGAGTGCGCGATTACAACATTGCCGAAGCTCAAATGCAGGAAAAGCAAATGAAGTACCTTCAACGCAGCCCTAGATTTGCATCTCTTGATAGCGCAACACAAAAGGTTCAAGAGGACATCCGTGCTGACATCAAGGGCTACATCCACGCCAAAAACAAGGCACGTGGAACTCAAAGCTCTGCTGAACGCAAGATCGTGAAGTAGGCATGGAAAAGCGTTTCACCAAGGTCGTTAAGAACCCGAAGACTGGTCGCACACGCACCGTCAAGTACGGACAAGCAGGTAAGGCTGCGGATGGCAAGGATCGCATTCGACCCGGCACAAAGAAGGGGGATGCTTACTGCGCTCGTTCTGCAAAAATCAAGGGTGACTGGAAGTCTGATCCTAACTCACCAAACAACCTCTCACGCCGCAAGTGGAAGTGCCGAGGAAGTAAGTCGATGAAATAATCTTATGAAGAAACCAACCACCAAAGCAGGAAAACAAGCCAAGATCGCAAAGGTCATGGGCGAGTACAAGGCGGGAACTCTCCACGCTGGACGCAACCCCAAAGGCCCGAAGAAAGCGCCTCTAGCAAAGAGTCGCAAGCAGGCAATCGCCATCGCAATGTCAGAAGCGGGAATGAAGAAACGCAAATAACTCTATGAAAAAAGGTAAATCATGTGGCTGCGGCCACAACGGAAACGGAAACGGCAAGGAATACAAGAACGTAAAGAAAGGCAAAGGCTACGTCGAGATCGAAATCAAGATGGAGCGTATGCCAAAGAAAAAGGCCAAGAAGAAGTAACTAACAAGCAACCAATGACACCACTACCACAACCGACCGTACAAGAAGCCATAGCCGCACTATCCGACCGCGATGAGTTCAAGGTAATCGTCCAGTTCGTCCGTGACGAGCGTGAGCGTTTCTTTGGAGACCTGCGCCAGTGCGTGGATGCTAACGAGGTGATGAAGGTCACGGGAAGCATTGCCACGCTGGATGAGCTTCTTGGGATGTTGTCAATGAAGTGATCTTGACAAATCGCTAGTCACATGCTTTACTAACCACGCCCGTTTTGGGCTATGTTTCATTGGTTGTTTTGGGGTCGCAGGGTTTTATTCGTTTTCCCTGCGGCCCCTCTACTTTATATGGATTTTAGCGAGTTTATGGAGTTTAGCGAATTTACAAAGATTCAATAATATGCCTAATTATACTCAAATCGAGGTATAATTGGGGTAAAAGATGCGTAATTGGACAGATTGTGTCCTTATTTGCTTACGACATAACTCCCGGCATTTGGAGGAAGGCTCGTAGGCATAGTTCGCCTTAAGCGGCGAGACCATGCTTCATACTCCCGTATATTCTTCGGAAAGGACGACTTACACACCA